TGGCGGGCGGCCTCGGTGGGGTCGGTGCCCTGCTGTCCGTTGCCGTTTTCCATGCCGCGGGCACTGCCGGTGGGATCCTCGCCGCCCTGGCCCTCTGCGCCCTGGGCGGGATTGTTGCCTGCCGCGTCAATCTGGCGCTGCAGGCCGTCAAATTCTGCTCTTTCCTCTGCCGTCAGGTCACGGCCGGCGGCGCGGGCGCCGCTCACAATAGCCTGCTGACGGTCGATCATTTCCTGAATGGTCATGGTTGTATTGCCTCCTCAATGATAAAGATTTTTGTTGATCTGGATCTGCTTTTCGTAAACAGAAAGGTCCGGGGCCGTTTTCTGCTCCGTGTCATCGTCTCTGCCCACGCCCACGGTTGCGTCCGCCGGTACGGAAACAATGGACACCTCCAGCGGCATCCATTTGCGGGCGATCTGGCAGGGGCCAGTGAAACGTCCGTCCGCAGAGTTCTTGCCGGCCACCACTTCCTCCCAGTTGTCCACGCTGTAACGCACGGATGTGGTTTTCAGGGTGCCGGATTTGACTTTGCCGAAAATCTTTTCGGCGTCGTCATCCGTATCGAATTCCACTTCGGCCATGCCGCGGTGGTTCTCCACCCAGGCGCGGATCACCTTTCCCACCACCTTGTCGGTGTTGTGGTTGAAAAGCAAAACGCCCACCTCATTCAAGCGGGAGAGATCCACGGCTCCCTCGCCGTGGTCGAGAATTTCCATGCCGAACCACCGTCTATACGGTTCCTCGCTGGAAAAGCTGATCGTGCGTCTGCGGCTGTCCGCCTCCGCCGATCTCGCCGCCTCAATGTGGCCCATGCTGCGCTGGCCGTTATTCTTTTCCGGCCTGCCCTCCGCTCTCTGCGGTGTTTTCCCGTGCTGCTGTCGTTCCATTTCCATAAATCACACCTCCTAACTCGACGCCGACAGAGCGGCCATATTTCAGGACTTCCGCCATTTCGTCAACAGCTTCTTTCCAGTCCTTGCCCTGCTCCGCGCACACGTCCATAAACGTTTTCTGGCCGCTTTGCAGAGCAATTTTTCCGGCGTTCGCCTCCTTTGCCGGATCGATCCACTTTTTCGGTGCTTTCGTCCAGCTGTGCGCGAGGTACTGCGCCTTTTTATCCCAAAAGCCGGGCATATCAACCAGCCCGGAGAGATAACAGGAAATAACAAAGGTTTCGTACACCTCCGACATGAAATCTGTCAGCAGCTCCACGTCCTCGGTGTATGTATTTTCGTCCTCAATGGCATTTTGCCGCGCTGATGAGTAGGTGGCCCCGCTCATGTCGCGGCTCACCGCCTCATAGCTCAATCCCTGCCCCGCCGCGATAAGCGCCTGTTGGGTTTTCAGGAACCCCGCCGCGTCGCCGCTGGAACCCTTCGGATCCACCACCTGAATTTCGTCGCCCGCGCCTAAACTCTGGATCATACCGGGAGCCAGCTTCTTGCCCTCATAGTCCATTCCGCCGTCCGGCGTTCTGGCGCCGCCGCGGCCAAAACCGCCGCTTGGGATCGCCCGCTTGATGAATACGGCCAGGCAGGCCGCGATCCGCTCCTTGACGGAAACAGCGGTTATAAACTCGTTCGTGTCCCGCACTCTGGTAATTGTCGGGGCCATGTCGGACATTTCCCGCAGCTGGCTGGGCCGCTTCTTGGATTTGTAGAAATACACGTCCTTGGCCTCGACGTAAACGGGGTCGTTCAGGCTCCAGCCCTCAATATCGTACTGATTGATCCAATAGCCCACCGGCCTGCGCCATTGGTTGTATTCGATCCCGCCCACGACGCGGTTTCCCTGGTGCTTCGGCTTGCTGACGCTCACGTCCAGTTCGTCCACCTCAATGGCCTGCAGCTGGAACGGGACCAATCCCTGTTTGGTGTAGCGGTAAAGGAACAGCAGGCCGCCGTCCACCTTTTTGCGGTCTACCGCCATACGCAGCATTTGATTGAAACTCTGTTCGCCGGTCACGTCGCAGTTTCTGGCCTTGCACCATTGGCGCCATGCCTTTTCCAGCTTTTCGTCCAGTTCGTCGTTGCCGGTTTTAGCCTGGAGGGTGTATCCCTTGCCCACCACGTTGCGCTTGTATGCGTGGAGGATAGACTGGGCAATATCACTGTTGCGCTCCAGGTCACGGGCGCGGGCGCGTACCACGTCACGGCTGAAACGGTCCGTAACCTCCGCGCTTTCGTTGTGTACCCGCCACCCGGCATTTAGGCGTCCATACCCTGCGGCGTCGTATCCGCGCAGGATCTCCAGCTGCTGCCGCCATGCCTCGCGCTCACAGGCGCGGCGCGGGGAAACGGCGGCCACAATCTTGTCAAAGGCTCCCATGCGGTTACCTCCCGTCAAAGAACGCCACAAAGGTGCGATCCAGCAGGCAGTTGTCCGTCCCGCTGTCGATCTGTGCCTCCAGATCGTCACGAATGGCTTTCAGCTGGGCCAGATCCGCCCGCGTCAGGGATCGGCTGCCGATCTTGTATGACTGGCCGCCGGCCAGAACGGCGGAAATTGCGCTGTTTACCTGCTCCAGCATTTCAGCCGCTTTTGTGTTTGTACTCATTTGGTGGCCTCCTGTCAGATCCATGTGTCATTTTGATTGATCCAGTTTTCTTCCTGGGTTTGTCGCGGTTCCTGCTTGGCCGACTTCCGCGGCTCCGGCGCCGCCGCCTGCCCCTCCACGCTTTTCAGGTACAGGGACCGGACGCCCATAACGTCCGCCGCCGCGGCTGCGTACACCTCGCAGTCCAGGTAATGGTTGTCAGCATGGGAGGATTTCAGGACCCATTTCTGAACCTCTTTTCCTCCGGATCGCTCTGTTACCTTGTGTTCCGCCGTTACCTGTTCGGCGTATTCCATGTCGCAGTCCTTGTAAACCTGCCAGGAACCTGTCCCGTTCGGCTTCCGCATACGGGCCGCGATCTGATCTTTATACTTGCCGCCGTCCACCAGAACCAGGGTCATGCCGTTGGCCTTACTGCCGGCTTTGTTGATCACGGAGAGTCGGTAATGGGACAGCATGGTGCTGGTGCCCTTGCAGGGCAGCACCCAGTCTGAATTGATGGCGCAAAACTCGTAAACTTCGTCGGTCTGGTCGCCGCTGTCCATCAGGGCCAGGTTGACCATGGCCGTGTCGCCGTTCGGCAGGGAAAACTCCACGTTCATGGCCTTTTCCACCTCTGCCATGGAAAGTGCCTGCCCGTGGGCCACGTTCTGGCTGGTCATGTAGTCGCCCCAGGCGCGGATCGTCCAGTACAGGCAATTTTCCTGTACGTCAATCCCGCCGGTGATGAGCTTCGTCCATGGCGGCAGCGTCCACTCCGGCGTTTCCGTCTGCCGCTCCATGACCAACTCCGCGTTGGTTTTCAGCTTCGTGTCCTCCCACGGCTCCGCCAGCCAGCTGTTTGTGAAGTTGTGCAGCAGTTCCGGGTCGTCTTTACTCCGCATGAACTCCCGCGCAATATCGGAAAAACGGGTGAACGGGGAATACAGGGTGTTCAGCCAAAAGGCCACGCTTTTGGGGTTCTTCGTCCGCTGCTTCACTGCCTGCCAGCGGCCAGCCCGCAGCATTTTCCCCTTGTCCTGATCCGTAATCACAGCCCCGCAGGCTTGGCACACATACACGGCCATTTCCGCCCGGTCGGTGTTCTCCGGTACGTCGTCCTTGCTGGGCCATTTCAGGCAGCCGAATTTCAGTTCTATGTACTGCCCACAATGCGGGCACGGGACAAAATAATGCTTGACTGCCTCCGCCCGCTCCATGGCCCGCCAGATATGCCCGCTTTTTAACGTCGGGGTGCTGGCCATGAAGATTTTTCGGTTGAAATATGTTTTTGTGCGCTCTCGCGCAAGGGAAACGGGATCCGCCTCTTTTTTGCTTGCCGCCGGGAACTTGTCCACTTCGTCCATGAAAAGGTTGCGTATATTCGTACTGGCCAGATCCGCCGGGCTGTTCGCGCCCGTCAGGTACACGGTCATGTCGAAAAACTTTAGCGCCAGTTTCTTGCTGTCGTTCTTCCGCCACTTATCTGCCAGAACCTTGCAGCTTTTCACCATTGGCTCCAGCTTGCTTTCGGTGGTGCGCTCCGCCAGGTCGTCCGACGGGTAAACCATCATGGTCGGGGCCGGATCCTGCGCGATCAGGCTTCCCAGCATATTCTCCATGGCAGACGTACCGCCCACCTGGGTGGGCTTCACAAACACGATCTCCTCCACCATGTCGTCTGAAAAGGCGTCCATGATCTCCACCAGGTACGGAGTCACGCTGTTGCTCCATGGGCCTGGGATCGCGTTTCCGTCCGGCAGTACGCGGTATTTTGCCGCCCACTCCGAAACCGTCAGGCGCTCCACAGGGCGCAGTACTTGAATGGCGTTATAGATCCACGGCGGCACGGTATAGGGTTCCTGCTTGTACTTCCTCATGGCGCCGCGTCCTCCCGCTCCTCCACGATCGCACCGTCAGAGAAAGCGGCCAGCAGGCTTTCCAACTCTTTTCGCATGGTCTTTTCCATGGCGCAGATCGCCACCGCGTCAGCATAGCCGGCCATGGTTCCGGCCATGCGCGGGGGTATATTCATGGCGAATTTCTTAAAGCTGGCCATGAACTCGGTTAGTTCCTCGGTGGCGTGATCCGCCGCCAGGTAACGTCCCTCTGCAATCGCCGTTTTCAGGCGGTGCAGCTGGCCTTGGCTTTCTTTCAGTTCAACCTCCGCCTCCAGCTTTTTCAACGTCAGCTCCGCCGCCCGGCTGTTTTCGCCGGTTTCCTGGGCTTTCGCCTCGACGTATGCCACATAACGCTGGACCGTGGCGCAGGTGCGATATTTGCGGGCACCGCCGCCGGGCGGGATCTCCGTTTCCAGGACACCCTCTTGGGTCAGCTGCTGCACACGGCGGACCGTTTTTCCAAGCAGCTGGGAGATCACCGTGGTGCTGGACCACTCCGGCACCGTGCCGGACAGCACCGCCGGCCTTTCGCTCTTTGCCCGCTTTCCGGTGCCGCCGGTCCGCTTCTTTTCCGCCACCGGCGCCACCTCCTTTTTTGCTCCGGCAGGATGTCCCACCGGTGCCCAGGCTGTGCCCTACATAACCCCCGCGAATGATCGCAGGACTTCGGACGCAGCAGGCACCGCAGGCCGCCCGCCGGTTTCGCTTTTCCGGTTTTGGTCGATTTCGTTTTTTCGCCGCTCCTTTTTCGGCTTATACCCCCCTACGGGGGTATAACTTTCCCGGCATTTCAAAAGCCGTAACGTAACAGCCGGATTTTTTTCTGTTTTCACAGAGCAAAACGTCGGGCCTTCCTTGCCCCGCACGGCTTTTCCTGCTGGGGAGTACCTACACAGGGGGTGCGGGGTTCTTAACGGGTGCCCTGGGTGCCCCTCGGCAAA